TTGGACATCGAGGTCGCGCCGTTGGTCAAGATGGGGCGCACGGATTTATTGGAGGTGGCACCCTGACGACGATTAGCGCCTATATCCCCCGCACACTGGAGCGGGATTGGGGAACGGAAGAGATCATTGCCGAGGGGCCCGGGTACTGCGGCAAGATCCTGAAGTACACGGCAGGGAAGGCGAGCGGACTCCAGGCGCATACCTGGCGCGTGGAATCCTTCCATCTGGTATCGGGCGTTGCCTATGTCGATTCCGATAATGGAGAGGGGAGACTCACACGCATCCGTATGATGGCGGGGCAGACCCTCCACATTCCGAGCGGCGCCGCTCATCGCTTCGTGGCGATTACCGATTGTGTGGTGTTCGAGGTGAGCACCAGCGCAGACGCCGACCGCGTGCGGATGGAGACCCAGTACGGCGAGTCCGAGGTGGGTGGACTGCCGAGTACGGAGGCATATGCCTGAGCGCATCGTGGCCCTGATCCCCGCTCGGGCGGGCAGCAAACGTATCCCTGGCAAGAATACCCGCGAACTGGCGGGGCATCCGCTGCTCGCCTATGCCATCGCCGCCGCGCAGGAGGCTGGGATCTTTGAGCGCATCGTGGTGAGCACGGACAGTGGGGTGACCAGGGATCTAGCGATCCAGTATGGAGCGGTGGCAATCGCACGTCGCGCGGAACATGCGCAAGATTACAGCCCGGATCTCGACTGGGTAGAACATGCTATGACTTGGGAGATGTACAACGAGTCGGCCGAGGCCTTCTGCATCCTGCGCCCGACCTCCCCCTTCCGTCGTGGTGAGTGGATCAAGGCCGCGTGGGACTGCTTCCGCCAGTACGGACGGGCTGACAGCCTGCGCGCCATGCGGCCGGTGTCCGAGCACCCTGGCAAGATGTGGCGAGTCGAGCGGGTGACGAGCAGCGTGCCGTTGCTGCCGTTCAGCGGGGATCGTGCCCCCTGGCACAGCATGCCGACGCAGGAGCTGCCCCCGGTATTCGTGCAGACCGCCGCGCTGGAGATCGCGTGGACGCGGGTACTTCCCGACTCCATCAGCGGCAGTGTGGTGCTGCCGTGGGTCTGTGCCAAGGATGACCCAATGGCGCTCGACATCAACACGCCCGAGGATTGGGCACGAGCTGAGCAGATGGCGGCCGAGCATCCCGAGTGGCTACCGGAGGTGCGGCGGTGAGGGCAGGGGATCATTACGCGGTGGATCTAGACGGCGTGCTGGCTCATGCCGCAGACACGCACTATGTGCCTGGGTGGATCGGCCCCCCGATCCCGGCAATGGTGGATCGAGTCAAGGCGTGGCGCGCGCAAGGGATCCCCGTGGTGATCTTCACGGCGCGGGTGTCGAAAGAGGGGCGATCCCCCATCTGGCGAGAGTATCCCGCCATCGAAGCGTGGTGCCTGGAGCATCTGGGCGAAGTGCTGCCGATTACCTGCGAGAAGTCGTGGCGCACGGCCCGTATCTACGATGATCGGGCTATTGCCGTGGAGCGAAACACCGGCCGACTATTGAGTGAGGAGCCTGCATGATTACAGCGCGGGAGCGGACCAGGATCTACGACGTGGGGCTGGTGGATTATGAGCCCGCCCACATAGAGATGTTCCTCGAGCCGGAGAACGCCTACCAGGGGCCGCTCCGTCGTTTGCGGCAGAACTGCTGTGAGAAGGAGCCGTTTACGGTCGCCTTCATCGAGAGCATCCCCCCGGGCGGCGTGCTGTACGACGTGGGCGCCAACGTGGGCGGCTATTCGCTGGTGGCGGCGGCGCGGGGATTGCAGGCGGTCGCCTTCGAGCCGATCCCACAGAATGCAGAGATGCTGCTGGCGAATCTCCAGCTCAACGGCTGGACAGATCGCGTCATCGTGATGCAGCAAGGGCTCGCTACCGTCTCGGGGCTGGTTTGGGTCCACTACGCCGATACCCGCCCCGGCTCAGCCACCTTTGCCTGGGGCGAGGTGAAGCCGAATCAACGGCCCGGCTTCGGCTGGCACTCGGTGCTGATCCCGGTCTCGCCCCTCGATGAGCTGGTGGGGCGCTACCATTTGCCGCCCCCTACGCATCTGAAGATCGACGTCGACGGCAATGAGCAGGCCGTGCTGGGCGGGATGTCGCAAGTGCTGGCGCTCCCCTCGCTGGTGGGCATCATGATCGAGCTCCAGCCCGACCGAGAAGCCGAGATCGTGGGTATGCTGAACGCGGCGGGGTGGAGCATTGTCGAGCGGTGGGATGTGCGCAACATCGCCTACGCGCGCCTGGAGCGGGTGGTGGAGGAGCCTACGGCAGAGGAGATCAAGCCCAGTCGGCGGAAGAATGGTCACGTAAAGAGTTGACACCCAGCCTTCGTATTCGGTATCGTATCGCTGGGAGAGGTGTCTCCCGCGCCACCGGCAACCTTGCCCGGTGGCTTTTTCATGCCCTCCGCGAATCCATTACCAACCTGATCCTGTTCGCCAGTCTCGCGCTCATCGTGCGGGGCTGTGCACTGATCTCCGAGGCCCTCGCCTTCTTAGTGGCGGGGGCTTTTTTGTTTGCCATCGGTCTGCTCCTCACCTTCAACGAGAGGGGCGGCCACCGCTAAGGAGCCGCCCCTTTGGGTTCGATTCTCGCCCCGGTCATGAACGCGCTGCCCCTCCAGAGCATTGGCGGGCTCACCAGCGGCAAGGTGCTGGAGCTGTTCGCCGGCCCATCCGCTACCAGTGGCGTGCGGGTCACCCAGGAGACGGCGCTCGGGGTGTCCGCCTGGTACGCCAGCGTGCGGGTGATTTCCGAGAGCATCGCGGTGCTGCCGCTGTTCCCCTTCGAGCGATTGGAGCCGCGCGGCAGGCGACAGGCCACCGAGCATCCGCTGTATCGCCTGTTGCATGAGGCTCCGAATCCCTGGATGACCTCCTATCAATTCCGGGAGATGATGGGCGGGCATCTCTGTACACGCGGCAATTTCTTTGCGGAGATCGAACGCGACGGACGAGGGCGACCTGTGGCGCTCTGGCCCCTACGGCCAGACCATATGCGAAAACCGGAACTGAGCGCATCAGGGGAACTGATCTATTCCTATCAACTCCCGGACGGGGGGATGGTGGATCTCCCGCAGAATCGGGTGCTCCACGTGCGGGGGATCTCCGACGATGGACTCTGGGGCTATGCACCGCTGACCTTGCACCGCGAGACGGTCGGGCACGCCATCGCCACCCAGGAGTATGGCGCACGCTTCTTCGCGCAAGGGGCGCGGCCGGGCGGCGTGCTCCAATCCCCGACGCGGCTGACCCCGGAAAGCTCCGAGCGGATGGCCCATAGTTGGGTGAGCGCGCACCAGGGGCTCAGCAACGCCCATCGCATCGCGGTGCTCGAGGAGGGCGTAACCTGGGCCTCGACCGGCATGTCCAACGAGGATGCGGAGTATCTGGACTCGCGTAAGTTCAGTGTGGCCGAGATCGCCCGTATCTTCCGCATCCCCCCGCACATGATCGGGGATGTTGACCGCTCAACCTCCTGGGGCACCGGCATCGAGCAGATGACCATTGGGTTCGTTCAATTTACGTTGATGCCGTGGCTCACCAGGATCGAGCAGCAGATGCAAAAGGACTTACTGACCCCGGCTGAGAAGTCTCGCTTCTACATCAAGCATGTCGTAACCGGCCTCCTGCGCGGAGATGCGGCCAGTCGGGCGGCGTTCTACACTGCGCTATGGGACCGCAACGTATTTAGCGCCAATGACATCCGCGACTTTGAGGATTTGAATCCCATCCCCGAGGCAGACGGCGGCGAGGACTACCACTACCCCAGCAACTTCGCCATTGCCGGACAGGAGGTCCCCGTGACGAATCCCGGACCGGCGGTGCCCGCATGAGCTACCTAGCAGAGGGTGGCATTATGGCAAATGGAACCTTCCCCCTGCGCGGTGAAAATGGCTGCGAGCTCGTCATACCACTGGACAGCTTGAGGCGTCGCGCATTGCGCCCGCCCGCCATCGACTTGCCCTCGGCTGAGCTTATCGACCGCATCCGCCAGTCCACGCCGCAACTGCGCACCGGGGCCGCGGACCTCCGCATCGAGAACGCTGCCGCCGAGACGGCTGATGTCTACATCTACGATTTCATCGGCTTCGATGGCCTGTCCGGCATCGGGGCGATGGAGTTCGCCCAGGACTTCCGCGCCATCACCGCGAAGAATATCACCCTTCATCTCAACAGCCCCGGCGGGGATGTGTTTGATGCCATCGCCATCTATAACGCCATCAGGGATCACTCATCGAATGTCACCGTGCGTGTGGAGGGGATCGCGGCATCGGCTGCGTCCTTTATTGCAATGGCGGGCGATGAGGTGCTGATGGCGCCGCACGCGATGCTGATGATCCATGACGCCTGGGGGCTTGTGAAGGGGCCAGCCGCGGACATGCGCGCTCAGGCTGACGTGCTCGATTCGATCTCCAATACCATCGCCAGTATCTACGCCGAGCATGCCAGCGGCCCTCGTGGTGGCAGTAAGGGCACCACGGCGCAGTGGCGGGAGCGGATGATCGCCGAGTCCTGGTACACCGACGAGGAAGCCGTGAGCGCCGGACTGGCCGATGGGATCGACCGGGCGGCCTCGGCAGCGAAAAACACCTTTGACCTCTCCGCATTCCGCAACGCCCCCGAGCATCTGCTTACCGCAGAGGCGACCGCCGCGGGCGACCAACCACTGACCGAACGTGACGCCGAGCAAGCCCTGCGAGACGCTGGGTACTCCCGTCGTGAAGCCAAAGCGATCCTGTCCGAAGGCTACGGTGCACTTACTCTGCGAGACGCTGAGGAGCCGTCCGTACCAGAGGGAACGATCAGCCTGGCGCGGGCACGGCTGCGCATGCAGCACTACGCAATCAAGTAGAAGGAGTATCTATCGTGCCGAATAGTCGAGACCTGCGCGATGAGCGCGGGCACATCTGGGATCGGATGCAGGAGATCGTGGACACCGCCGAAGCGGCGGGCCGCAATCTTTCTGCCGAGGAAACGGCGAATTTCAACGCGGCAGATGCCGAGCTCAACGAGATCACCGCGCGCATCGAGCGTCTGGAGCGGATGGAGACCACCCGCGCGGATGTGAACACCACACAGAACTCCGCGAGCGCGCGGTTTACGGGCTTGCCCGAGGACAGCCAGCGCACTTCGACCACGGTGCAGGATGCCGCCGAGCGGCAGGCAGATCACCAGCGGCTCATCACCAACTACCTGCGATACGGCACGCAGGAGATGGATCCCCAGGATCGCGCGGGGTTGCGCCAGTATTTCGCCGCCCTCCAGACCGTCAGCGGTGGTGGTGGTGGCTATACCATCGCGCCCCAGTGGCGGAATGAGATCGTCGAGGCCATGAAAGCCTACGGCGGGATGCGGCAGGCGGCGACGGTCATCACAACCGACAGCGGCGCGGATCTACCCTTCGTGACCAACGACGACACCGGCAATGTGGGCGAGCTGCTGTCTGAGTCGGGGACCGCTTCCGAGCAAGATACTTCATTCGGGCAGCGCGTCTTGAAGGCGTATATGTACGACTCCAAAGTCGTGCGCGTATCCTTCCAGCTCTTGCAGGATTCCGCCTTCGACCTGCCCGGCTACCTCACCAGTCTCTTCGCTACCCGCCTGGGGCGCATCACCAACACCCACTACACCACGGGCACCGGCGGCAACATGCCGAACGGCATCATTCAGGATGCCACTAGCGGCGTGACGGCGGCGGGTCAGACAGCGGTGACCTACGATGAGCTGATCGACCTTGTACACAGTGTCGATCCGTCCTATCGGAACATGCCGGGCGTCGGGTTCATGTTCAATGACACCACGCTCCGTAGCCTCCGCAAGCTGAAGGATGGCGAGGGCCGCTATCTCTGGTCGTCGGGCACGCAGCTCGGAGCACCGGATCGCATCGCGGAATACCCCTACATCATCAACCAGGATCTCGCCACGATGGCGACTACCACCAAGTCGATCCTGTTCGGTGGTCTCGGCTCGTACTACATCCGCGACACCTCGGACATGATGGTCTTGCGGTTGGAGGAGCTCTACGCGCTCCAAGCGCAGGTCGCATTCGTGGCATTTATGCGCACCGATGGTGCCCTGATCGACGCCGGCACCCATCCGGTCAAGTACATCACAATGGCCTAAGTCCTCGCTGAGGACGCAGGAGAAAGGATTCACTCCATGAACGGTGATCGACTCAGCGAGCGGACCGTGATTCAGGGCACCGCGGCCTCCGGCATCACGGGCAACGTCAAGACGCCCGTGCTCGACATGTCTATCTGCGATAGCGTCATGTTCGTCGCCATCGCCAGCGCCAGCAACTCCAGTAACCATCTCGCCTTCCGCATGGGCACCGCGAGTGCCTCTGGTGGTCTCTCTGACGCGACGGGGCACGTCGCACAGACGACCTCGGGCGCACTGGTGCTGGATGTGTACCGCCCCATCAAGCAGTTCGTGCAGGGGCGCTACAGTGCGTCTGGTGCGACCGGCGCGGCAGTGGCCGTGGTGGCGATTCAGTACGGCGCGCGGGCGGTCCCGACCACGCAGCCAGCGGCTACCCTGGTGACCCGGCTCTACTCGCCGGGCAGCGGCACCGCTTCCGGCTGATCCTGATTCAATGAATGGCGGGGCGGGGGTGCAGCACCTCCGCTCCCCGCCCCGTCACATCCTCAGTCTAGGAGGTAACTATGGCAACCGATCCTACGTATGGCGCCCGCGTTTACATGAAGCAGGGCGCAACTGAATTCGTGATCGACAACGGCGGTACGCTCACGGTGGCAGCCGGCGCGGTGGTCAATGGTTTGACCAATGCGATTGGCAACCTGGCGACCGGCACGATTGACCTCGGCTCGCATCTGTTCAATGCCCGAGAGCTGTCCTCGGGCGATAACTTCGCGTCCGGCTCCACGGCGCCGACCCTGTTCTTCGAGGGCGTGCTGGGCAAGGACACGACGCCCTCCTTTGGCAACGTATCCTCGGGCGATCAGACCTTCGTGCTCCAGTGGGCCAGCAATAACACCGACACCATCAAGCTGCCCCCTATCGCGTTGCCGGCGGACTTCAGTACGGCGGGCGGCGTGCGGGTGGACATCCTGGGCGAGTCGGTGGGCACCGGCACCGCATCGGATGCCATCGCTGCCATCCAGATTCGCGCGTGGTGTGGATTCGGCGGCGGCGACCTGGGCAGCACGCATGCGAATTTCACCAGCACCCCGAGTTACCAGACCGTGAGCCTCTCGACCGGCAATCTCGCTACCACGGTGCT